CTTCTCTTATATAAGAACGGAAAAAATTTCCTTAGACATGTAGTTGCTTGTTGTCTCGAGTCTAAACTGCTGTAGAAATGAGGAAGTGGTGAGTGTTAGTATTGGCTGCGAAGCTAGCCTAAAAGAAATTCAACCATCCCAGTGGAATTATTCTAGTGATACTCTGCTAGTCTTATAGATATACGTTGGGGTGTGTATATACACGACCGCTACTGCGACAATTCATGATCACGTTGGATTTATCATCCAAGGTGAAGTAGCCTTCCCTATTAGGTAGATTGTATTAACCAGGCAATGGATAAAATTAAATACCTGAAACTTCGAAAGAGACTTTTTCACTAGAAACATTAGTTTACAATTCTGCCAAATAGTAATGTACATCATTAACCAAAAACACTATTTAATCATAGTAAGCCAAGTCAAGATCTTGCGTGATGTCTTAGCATACAAGCGACAACATCTCTTTGCCAGGGACGCCGTATTAGCTGACTTACAATAAGGGACTTTTTATTAGAGGTAATAGTTGACCATTCAAAGATGATTTAAAGTCGTAATCTGTCTAGTGGGTCTAGTGATATTGCCTATCATATTAGTCTGAAGTAGGGCGGATGGGGAGGTAATCTTTTCCTCCGATAAATTTCGGAGTCCTATCGTACTTTGCTCCGAGATCAATGACTAGCACTTTCCCACTCAAAGTGTTTATTCTTTATAGACTTTAGAGTTACATGAGATCGCTACAATATCTCATGAAATTGTGACCTCCATTAAAAGTCTTCTGATTCTTTATAGTATCGAGTGAACCTGCTAATCCTAAATTTTGTAGATATTATATTTGCTTACCTGGCAAGACTCCTCTAGGATTGCAACTAAGATGACCCTGTTCATTCAGAAACAATCCTTTAGGAATGCGTTTCTCAGATTCATTCTATTAAGGTATTAGTTCTGGATGATAGATGTCGTACAACATAGGCTTAGTTAGGCCTACACTATTACACCCAGGGAATGTGTTGATAGTCATATGGATTGAGTATTAGTCTGCATTTCTCTATTTATACAAACTGAGCAGATCTCCGAACAATCCGTTCACCAAGAATTCTTTTACTGGTACAGTCTTTTATCCTATTATATGCACTAAGTGGTTCTGTCTCTTATTAGTACAAACTATTTTAGCATAGCATTTAAGAACCTATTAACTTGTACAAGAGAGGACTCCATAATCAGTCTAGTTTTATAGCATCAAGAAACACTAACCTATCTCCTATTACTATGTGCTAGAATGTTATGGTAAGCTGTCGTATTGTAAAGACCTAACAAAGTAACACATCTAAGTAATTCTATGTTATATAGCAGAAATGTTAGGAATATTTAGCTACTCACCTGACTTACTTATCTCATCCAAAGTTTGTTGATGAGTTTAATATTTGATCTTTTGAAAATCGGTGGTGATAGATTCGACCTAGTTAAAATTCTATTGTATTATCTTCTTAGTACGGTTGCCTCTATTAATAGTCTTCTATGAATGTTTTTTATTATTATTTTATTTCTTGGGTTCGAGAGGTACATCGCTAAGGACTAATTTCAAAGCAGTATACACTTTATCTGCTTTTAAGGAAAAAGTACAATTTTTATCAAATTACACATAAGAGTGTATTAGATTAGGTCCTGTTTGACACAATATGATTGAACCAGATCTTTAGCTATTAGAAACCTGGAACAAATTGAGAGGATCTCTGACAGATACCCTCAATCCAAGCAATTGGCATAGAGAAAGGTATTTAGACTGTTAGATACCTTAAGAACCTACTTCACAAGCGAGCGCTTAAATTAAATTTATGTGAGTCTAATCTGTATTGTTTTTCAAGAAGGAACAGATAGCATAAATCCAACAATAAGAAGGAGGCATACAAATGATCATCTACGTGTCGTCCTGGTGCACAGACGATACGTCAACTTTACTGCGGGAGTATCTCCCAATGTGAGGCATGTCAGGATTTCCTGACAGGAAAGAAAACTCGTTATGAGAAATTGGTTCTAA